CCCGCATAATGCGGGTCTCCGGTGAGCGAAAGCTTGCTTACATTTCGTACCCTTTTAAACTCTTGAACTGATTATGACACGACAACGCACGCGTACACGCCCTGAAGGCCCGACAGGCTTTGCGAAAGCACTGGCTGGCGGACTGTTTGATACAGTCACTCCTGCAGGATACGTGTATGACGAGTGTTCCGATGTCGTTGGTAACCCGACCGGCGACAACCCTCTCTTCTTGTCCCACTCTTGTGGAACTCGATGGAGAGCAAGTGGCCGCATCGCGGGTTGGTGGGATACAACGAACGTAGCCTCAGTCGTAAGTGTCGCTGGCTTTGCCAATTACACTTATACGACGATGGCTCCGCAAGTTTCCCGCCCGTCCAACAACTCCCTCCTAGCTGAGGGTCTAGCGAAAACTAACCCAAACAGGCCAGCGGTAGATTTACCGGTGGCTTTGTTTGAGTTTCGCGAGATACCTCGACTCCTCAAAGACTGGTGTGACAAACTCATTCTGAAGCCGTCTTTCGTACTCGGAGAAAATCTTAATGATCTTCCTCGAGCTATCGCAAGCCGACATCTAGAGTGGGAATTTGGCATTAAACCATTCCTTAAGGACCTAGGAACGACAATCAACGTTGTCAAGAACATCGAGAAGAATCTCGAAGCTCTACGACAGCTTGGTATGCCGGGAGGGTCAGTTCGCAGTGGTACCGTATACAAGGATGCTTATGAGCACTCCTTTATCCACGGTCCAAACTATGCTTCTTCTCTCTATCAAGAGGGTCGACAAGTTTGGCATCGGGATGCAGTCGAACGGAAATCGTGGGTGTCCACTAATTGGATACCTACGGCGCCGCTCCCTGTAACGGTCGAGGACAAGACGTTTCTTGCCTTTCGAATGGCTTATGGCCTCGAGTTTAGCCTCTCTACTATTTGGGAGGCTTTCCCTTGGTCTTGGCTGATCGATTGGTTTTCGAACGTCGGAGACCTTATCGGAGCTTACAGGAACGCTGTTCCTGTGAAATTCGGTAACTCCTGTCTCATGGACTACACCGTGTTGACGAGAAATCTTCATCACGTCTCTTTCGGTCCGGGTTCAAGCCTGGCCATTGAGATGCCAAGGTTCTTGTACGAAGAGAAAATACGTACACCCTTTGGTAGTCTGTTGCCACCAACTGAGTTTAATATACCGTTTCTAAACGGTAACCAAGTGGCTATTCTTAGTTCCTTATTGGTGCTAAGAGGCACCAATCCTTTAAGGAACTAACTGTCATGGCAATTGCCAACCCTCTCGTGATCACCCTCGGTGGATCTGGCGGAACCGCCAAATCCCTCCCGAAGATCAATCAGGATGCCTATGGTTCGGAGTATTACCTCCGCGAATCTACGCAGGAATTCCGGGTTAAAATCCGGCACACCCGCGAGTCGGCCAATGCAGCAGGGGTGATTCTCGAACGTCATAACTTCGAGATCACTCATACGCTGTTCGGCACCTCTGGCAACCCCGACACTGTGCGGCAAGCTTACGTCGTTCTTCGAAATACGAAGACTGACGTCCTTGTCGACATCACAAATGTCGGCACTGCACTGTCCTACTACATGGACGCGACTCATTACGGGGACCTCGTTGGCTGGGTTAATTAGAAACCTCGCCCTCGTGGCCATCGCACTTGTAGCCGCTGCTTCTATAGCAGGTTGTAGTGCGTTCTCCTTTCGTCTCGGTGAACTCTCCTGGAATGGAGAGACCCCCGAGCATACGGTGGGAGTTGAGAGTACCTATCTGAAGTAGTAATCAGGTAGGCGGTGGTTGCCCTTCCGTCAATCAGGAGAAATCCATCATGACTAAAAGGGAAGACCTAGACAGATTTGCAGACGCTCTTGCCGCGGTCATTCGTGACTGCGACATGAACTACCCACAAGATCACTTGGATTGGACACGCGATAGCAAGCATGTTCACCAAAACGTTCGTTCACGCGGTATAGGATTTGTAACCCTAGACCTGCCTGTGCTGGGGGACTGGCTTCTCGCCGGTCTGACAGCTGGACGTCTGGACGACGAAACTATGGTGCCTTCTGGGCGCCGTAGATCTCGTCGCGACTGTAGGCCCCGATTGTTTTGGGGGCTATGGTCACGTCTATTTGACGAACGTGGTCTCCTTCTTGACGATCCCGATCCTACTGCCCTCTTCCTGCTTCTCACAGTATGTAATCTGTGGAAGAAAGTTGAGGTCGAATGCCGTCCTGGAGTAATCCAGGAAGCATACGAAGAGTATTTCGAGATCGAAAGAGACATGACTCCCTCATCGCCCTTTTGGGACGGCGAGGATTGGCCCGAGGTTACTCAGACAAGTTTGTCAAACTTGCGCTGGAACCATTTTATCGGACCAGTCGATGAAGTTCATGCCTCCCTCTTGGAGGACTACCAATTCACGATAAACGAGCTGGTAATCCCACTCGGTGTCTTCCTTCCGGAAGACGTGGTTGGTAGACATGGGCCTGGTGCGGTCTCTGACATGGGACGGAAGGACGACAAATACGCCTTTCCTACTTGGCCAGAGAAGCTAGACCGTCTTTTCCCCAAAGACCACCATGCGGTACTTAACGCATCAAGTGAACTATTGGATGAAGACGCCCCTTACTTGATGGATGAGGAGGTTTATTCCTATCTCACCCACGTACCAAAGACTCAGAAGGCCCCTCGGCTTATCGCCGAGGAACCTACCTGTCATCAATGGATACAACAAGGCGTCTCGGATATTCTCCGAGACAGGGTAAAGCGGTCTGTACTAGGGAGATCGATCGATTTCTTCGATCAAACTCCAAGTCAGGACGCCTGTCGCGCTGCCTCCGTATCTGGGGACGCGTGCACCATAGATCTTTCTTCCGCTTCGGACCGTATGAGTACTTGGCTCGTCGAAAGGGTGTTTTCGAGGAATCTATCCCTCTTAGACGCCTTCCAGGCGTGCCGTACTCGGTTCTTACGGCAAGATCGATACGAGCATCTTCCTGAGTCGGTTAAACTCAAGAAGTTTGCTTCTATGGGTTCTGCACTAACGTTCCCTGTACAGTCTATAGTTTTCGCGTGTTTAACCATCGCTGTAGGTAGACACCTACATCCCGATCAAACTCTCGAGAGCATAGCTGCGCAGGTCCGGGTGTTCGGGGACGACATAGTTTGTCCCGTCACTTGGGTAGTACCCCTCACAGAATTACTAACTCTGTGTGGGCTAAAAGTCAATTCGGGCAAGTCCTTCTCCCACGGTAAGTTCCGCGAGAGTTGCGGCCTATATGCTTACAAGGGTCACGATGTGACCCCCTTCCGCATCCGAAAGACTCTTAGTCTCGTCGATGGCGCCAGCCACGTTTCATGGCTGCAAGGTGCCTACAATGCCCACATAAAGGGCCTGTGGAACACTTCGCAGTACATGGAATCGCAGGCGTCGCTCGGGCGTAAATTCCCGAGCGTACCTGTCGGTGCGCCACCAGTCGGCTTGCCTACCTACTCGAGGGTGCCTTCACCCTCCACGAAATATTCGTGGAATGAAGACCTCCAAAAGTGGTTTGTAGACGGTATCGGCTTTAGAATAAAGCAGATACGTCAACGAGTCGACGACGGAGTCAACTCTCTTCTTCGGCTGTCCCGATCCGGGTATAGAACTCGGACCTGTTTAGCCGACTTCATGGACGCCCCCGCGGTTGCGAGGAACGTTCATGAACTGCTAGAAGTAGTTGATGGGCCCGCTTTTGTTAAGCGGACCCGGACCCCTCTAGAGATAATTTACCCTCTAGGGGTGGAAGGGCGGACTTAGTCCAACCTGGG